CTTGAGCGTGTCCATATCCACCAGTTGTTAAATTGGTGTGTATTCTGGACCATCTGTCCACAAGACTGTTTCTTGTAGCGTTCTGAACTTGGTTTGTATCAGCAATTTTTAACTTTTTACCACCAGCGTGTCTAACGATAGCATTTGTGCTGAATAATCGGCGGAGACGGCTCCGTAAACTTTTATCTGCCATAACTTATATTACTCCTATTTAATTTAATTCGTATAACATCATATCCTAAACTTTCAAGATATGTTTGTCGTTTTATATCCTTCTTTCTTAATTCACCATTCTTAAAATGATGACTTTCATCAACTTCTATAATTGTTTTTCTATTTTCATCTAATCCATCTGGATAATATCCACCTATTCTTACTTCACCACCATTTTCTGCGTGTTGGAAGTTGTAGCCGTTTTCTTTTCCGTAGTTTTCTATTATTTTACAGGCGTCTGGGTTGTAGTTTGGTATCAATTGACCTCCATTTAATTCAATTCGTTCAATTCTTCTTATGGCAGATATTCTTTGTTTTTTCTTTGTTTTTTCTGTATGAATGTTTCCAGTATTTGCAATACTTAATTTTTTTCTTGTTTCGTTACTCACTTCATGACCCATTCTTAATTTACTAAATTCTGGACGTTTCTTTCCATAAAATGGATTATTTTTTCCAGACATTGATATACTTATATTTTTTATATGATCTTCAGATAAAATTCTACCTTTCTGTGAGCAACTCCTACACAAACTTTCATTTTTGATTGCTAAGTCTCGTCTATATTTGGTAGTATGTAAAACTTCCACAATACATTTTGGACAAAATCTCTCATATTTTTTTTCATTTAAAATTTTCATTTTTCCAATGTGAGAACACGAATTGCAATTAGAATTTATTTTATTTGAATAAGTATATCCAGACGTACTTGTATAAGTTAATTTTTTATTACAAGTTGGACAATTTCTTTTATATTCTGCCATTTTACCCTCTTATTATTTTATTAACCATGTTAAATTTTCTTTTTCTCCAGCAACTTCCATTTCCCAAGAATCATTTCTATTATCCATTGGTTGGTAAACTGCTTCGTAATCTAATGTTCTACTTAATACATCTTTCTGTAATGCTATTCCTTCTGATTTTAATCTTAATGCTGTATCTCTAACCCACATACCTATTGCAAGACTGATTGAAAGATCATCATTATATCCTTCCATTGCCTGTGCCTTAAAATTGTGGTAAATAAATACAAACAATTCTTCTATCAATCTAGATGAATGAACTATTACAGTTTTTTCTCTAAAATACTCTTCTAATTTTGCTATTACTAATGGTCGTGTTTTCATGGTCATACTGAAACCCGGGACCATCTTTTGATCCATATTTCTATATTTATTTGATATTTGACGCTGAACATCCACGTAGTGTAAATCCTTACTCGTATAAAACAAATTATCATAATCTCTGTCTATAACTTGCTGTATTGCTGCCCAACCTATTGATGCATTTTCAATAACGAGTAACGCGTTGTTATATTCTACTGCAGTATTCATACATAAATTACCAAAATCTTTTGTGGATATTTTTCCTTTATATTCCGCTACTTGTTCCATTTTCTGTACATCTATTACGTGGAATGCTGAAAAGTCATTACCATCACCACGGGCAACGTCAGCACTCAATACATAATCTTGTGTGTAATCTGGTGGTCTCCATATCCATAAATTACTATCAAATCCCCTTTTTTCCATTGGTTCTTCAATGTGGGTATTTTTATATTCTTCAAGTATAACACCATCAATTACAGTTTGACCAGATGTGATGAATGAGCAATCACATTCTTGTGCTGCCATTGAAGGACCTAATAGTTTATCTTGGTCATCTCTCCAATCTTGTTCCCTATCTGGGTGTACTGTCCAATGGAGTTTAATGAAATTCCAATCATTTTTCCCTTCTTCAGCTCCAGCCCATGTTTTATGAAACCAATTTCCTACTCCATTGGGTGTGCTTAATGCAATACATTGACCACCAGTAGATAAGGTACTTTGTGCCGCTGTCCATATTGCATCAATTTTTGGAATAAATGAGGCTTCATCGAGTATCAATAATGATAATGCTTCTGATCTACCACTATCTTCACCACTGGAAATTGCCTTTACTTGTGAACCATTTGAATATTTTAAAGATAATTTATTATCCTCCGTACAACTGGATTTTACCCAATTTGGAAGATTAGCATGCATAACTCGTATTTTTGTTACGAGATTTTTTGCTGTATCCTGTTTGGTAGCAATAACCAATATATTCTTGTCTGTTTGAAAGGTCATCATCCATAATGAATAACCAGCTACGAGAGTGGATATTCCTAACTGACGAGCTTTGAGAATAATATTATAATTGTGCTTATTAAAATCTTCTAATGTTTTTTCTTGGAAATCATATAAGGAAAATGGAATTTTACCGTCTATTGGATGTTGAATGACAGCATACTTTTTTAGAAAGTATATTGGGTCTTTAGCACACTTTATGTATTCGGCTTTTATTATTTCTTTTATGTTTTGGCTATTACTCATTTACTTTGCTACTTCCACAATTTTTATTCCAAAATACGTAGGTATAATTATAGATGCTGCTCCGTATGTGAAATATAGCCATTTATTTTCATACCACGAAGGCTTGGAAAGTTTCACTTGTTTTTCCAATAAATCATTACGTTCTTCTAATAATCCAATCTGTTCATCTTTCTTTAATAATAAAGTAGAATCGGTTTTAGCCTGTTCATTATAACCAACCAGTAATTCTTCGTATATTCCAAGTTGCACAGATTTAGTGCTATCAGAATACTGAAGTTCTTTTATTTGATTTGCTATAGCCACTACCTGTTCGTCTGTAAAAGTCTGTTGCCCGAACAGAACAGTGGATAATAATACTATCCAAATATATTTCATATTATCTATGTAATACGTAGACTACGCCGGTTTCACCAATTACTACTTTGTTTACTCCAATTGGATATAGTGTTTTCGTGTTTAATACTGTCGATGGTAGTGTTCCACCACCTGATCCGTGAACAACCACGTTTGTAGTATTTTCAACTATAAATGCAGCTCCAGCGTTTGATCCAGTGAATTCTACTGTTGTACTCGATAGTACTTTTGTTATACCATTGTAATCACCAAGCTTTTGGTCTGTTGGTAATGATCTGAACATTGTCCCTGCATCTGCCATTTAATTTCTCCTTATATATAATTATTTACTTTTGGAAAATTTCCTTAAAAATTCTGCTGCATCATCTGCGTCATCATTTTCAAAGGCTGTTTCCATTTTCTGGACATCTTTTTTAGTTTTAGTCAATTTCCGTTTTAATTTTGTTATTTCTTTCTTGTTTTTCTTCTTATTTTTCTGTAAAGTTTTTATTTCTTTTAGTACCACTTCTTCTTTTTTCTTGTTCTCTTTAATAACCCTCTTCAACTCTTTGGCTTCTTTTGATTTTTTTGCACTCAGTAATGTGCTCAACCCGAAAAGTCCTAAAATCGCAATAATTAACTTCTTTAACCATTCCATTATTCCATCTCCATTATTTTTTTATAAGTAGACTTACCTTCTAACTTCTTAGTTTTTGACGGTTCATCAAATTCACTATCCATTGGTTCTTTATATTTACCATATCCTTCACTATCACGTTTTATGTCCTCAGTAAAACCTTTGTCGAAAATATTTACAGTTTTAAAAAGTCTAAATTTAAGTGCTGGGCGATCATTTATCAATAAATCCCCCTTTTCATTCCATTTAATAGATTTAATTACTACTGGCTTATTCTTAAATTTACCCATTTTTACAGTGTCGCCTTTTTTAATCGGTAATTCAATCATTTTTTGCTCCTACAATTATTGAAATGATATCGTTTCATATTAGTTACTCCTCCAGTTTTATCACAGTTAGGACAAGTATCTATTTTTTGTTTATGTATCCGTCCACAATTTTCAAAATGATATCGATGCATCAAATTTATTCCACCAACTACACCACATGATGGGCATTCAACTCTTGAAAATTTCATACCTGTTCTGCCAATGCTCATATTTCGACATCGTTCTTTAGATAATGGTATGCCCATTAACGCATCACTAATACTTTTACGATGAGATTCTGTTAATTTTTTTTCAGTAAGACCTTTGCTAATATTATTACAATGTTCTTCAGATTTAGTTACTCCAAACATTGTCTTACTAATATTTTTACGATGTTCATCAGATAAATTTCTACCCAGCAAGCCTTTACTAATATTCATAGAATGTTCTTTAGAACGAATTCTTCCTTTTAATGATTTGCCTTTTTTCTTATTTGATTCTTCCGAAAAAATATGATTAAATCCACCAGTAGTCATATTATATCCGGTTCCCTCATCCATAAAAGTATTATATTCTTTAATATAATATGATTCCATTTTATTTAACTCATCCATAGAATTACACTCACATATAATACCCCACTTAAAATTTTCTATGCCATATTTACGAAGTGCATTATGAAAATAAAAATTTGAATTTCCATTAAATGCGCTCTGGCAATGACCTTTTTTTCTATCTTCCAATGTCTTAATCGTCTGACCAATATAAGATTTATCATTTATTTCATTGTGTGCTCGATAAATAATCATTTTAATTTCTCCAGCTTATCATGAGATTTTTGAACTTCCCCGTTTTGATCACATCTCCCACGGAAACATCTATTGTAATTGCCATTATTTTTTCCCCTTTGGTAATAAATCAACTAATTTATTTCCTTTCCATTCTCTACTATCTACTCTACCACCTATTCTATGGTCTATCCATTTTCCCCATAATTTTTCATTTTTAGCAAATATAGACTGACCACCTTTTTGAACTTGTCTATATCCACTTGCACTTCCCATTTCCTTAGAACCCGGTTCTGGTGTTGGATCGATTCCACCACTTTTAGTTCCCTCTGGAGGTGTAGTTGGTTTAATCAAAGTTTCCGACGTTGAATGGAAGTTTGAGGTTTCTGGTGGAATTGTATATTCTTGTTTTCTATGAAATCCGTGGATTCCATACATTCTCTGTTTTGGTGCTAATGGTGGAGTGTCGTCTCGTAATTCATTTGCCATTATTGATGCGTATTCTTCTGGACCACTTAAATAACGATATACCATTGCTTTATCTCGTTCTGCCCGTTTTAAATTATTTAGACTTCCGTTACCACCGTAAATATTGTCCGATGCTGGAAAATCAATTTGTGTCATACCACGAGTTAAACTTGCAGGTCCCACTACTCGTCTCTCTCCACGTTTAGTGTAAAGACCGTCTGGCCATCCATCTCCAATTTCACCTAAACCTGTACCATGTCCGCCAGCTGATGACCCTTCATTTATAAGTTTTAACATTTTCGTTTCAAATTTATTCATTCAATCTTCCAATAAGTTAGTCTTCCACCATTCAGGTGATAAATTCTCTACATGAAGTCGCGGTCTACCTCCACTAAATTTTGGTGATTTCTTTGCGGGGTCTGATGTATTACGTATGTTATCTTCTATACGACCTTCAGCGTCAATTCCAGATGCTACAGGTGGACCAGCAAATAATACATTCTTATCATCTACTCCCAACCATTTAATTACACTCCAACCTAAATTTTCTATCACATCACGTAATCTGTTTTTATATTTTTTCTTAGCTCCGTATGAAATTGCTGGAACTTCTCTGTAGTCCATAGTATAATCTTCTTCTGGATCCATTGCACCGTCACTTAAAATATATCCAATTACCTTATATCCTAAATCATTCTGTAATTGCTTAACCCAGTCTTTGGTTTCTTGTTTATATTGATCCAATGATTTGTAAAATGTTCCTGGACCGTCATCTACTGGTGCTTTTCTGGTACCTGCACCTTCTTTTATGATAGAAATTATATCATTTTCTACTATAAAATCTCCTATTTTATCACCACTAAACTCATTTAAAATCTTTTTATGCAATAATCTTCTCCAAGATATACTTTATCACTTATAAATATCAATTTACTTAACTATTAGACAATTCTTCCTCAACTTCTATTTTCATTTTGAGTAAATCTTTGAGTGCGTCATCTGCCATTTCTTTTACTTTCTCGTCACTTTGAGTCCATTTCTCTTTCTCTATTTCTACTGACTGGACTCCAACTTGATTGTAAAATTCGGGTGTGGTCTGTGTTTTCCAATCTTCTACACTTTCTATTTGTTCGTTTAACCATGAAAGTTTATTTTTCAACACTTTTTGATTTTCCCAATCTTCAAATGTTCCATCTACCCGAAGTTTATTCTCAAATTTTACTTGACAATCAAAACATTGATTGTATAATCTATACATCTTATCATCAAGTTTCAATTTCATTATTTTATCACACTTTGGACAAAACCATGGCATCTTTGCTTCTTGTAATACCTCCATTCTTCCATTTATTCTGTCTCTTTCGTCTTGTATCTCTTTTTTACGAGCTTTCTTTTCTTTTTTATCTTCCGTGACCACCATTATTCTTTTATTTGGCGTTTCATTTCGTAAAATGGATTCTCTTGCCTCTACGTGTCTTTGATGTTCTCCCATAACCGTTACCTCAAATGTTTGTTTACTATTTTAACTGCCTCTAAAGCATGTTTTCGTGTTTGCTTTATCATTTCAAATGACTCTGGCGTTTCTGCTTTCTTAAATTTTGAATTCGATAATTGTTTCTTTGTTTGTTTTGCGTAATTACTTCTAACATTCTTTATGAATTCCTTTGAGTTTTTCATATTACTCAATCCACCTTTACCAAGAACTCCATTTTGTTCTAATGTCTTTGCCATTCCTATAATTCCAATACAGAAACTTTTTATGGATACATTTTCGGTATCTATTCCCTTATACTTAATAAGTAGTGGGTCAATCTTTATTTCTTTAATATTTATTTTTGGGTCGTTTAGTTTAACTAAAAAACGAGTTGCGTGATACATAAACTTACCAATATCTGTTGAAATTAACTTAAACTCTATTCCTTTTCTATTTCTTGACGTAACTAAAATGTTATTCTTGAATCTTCCCAAAACCCCCTCTGTTCCAAATGACATTGTTACTGTATTTCCAAGAGCACTATATAAATTTCCAATAGTAAACCCCTTTAATCCATATTGTGGCTTATATCTTCCACTCATCCAGTCTGTATATGGTTTGAATGTCAATATCAAATCAACTTGACTATAAACTTCCTCTCCCAAATTGAAAATTACTGAATTTCCTTTGGTGTGTAATGTATCAGTAATCTCTACGTTTTTTGGAGCCTTTGTTTTTACATAAGTAAGAAAAGTTTCAAGATATTTTCGTCTTATTGCATTTTCCTTCTTTCTAAAATCTTTTTGGTCTATAACTGAAATTGGTATTTCTACCAACATATCAATATCACCATATATTTTATCAACTTTATGTTTCAAATCATGCTTATAGTAACTTGTAGATCCAACTGGAGTTAATTTACCAAGTGGTTGTAGTCCACTCGTTTTCAAAAAAACATTAAAATTTTTAACAAACCTCTCAAACTCTTTTACTGACGCCTTCACTATCATTGGAGTTAATTTAGTTTTCTGGGTTTTTACTGTTTCCCATCCGCCCATTTTTTATAACTCCTTTGGAATTGGGAATTTATATCTTGTTAGTGTAGTTTTGTATGCATCAAATATTTTCCTATTCAACTTTTTAAATAAAAAGTCCTTTGACTTCATCAACTTATATAATTTTTCAAATGAATCAATATCTTTAAACGTGCGTTTTGATCCGAATAAAAATTTTGCTAACTTATCCATATCCCCAATTACTTTTCTTATTTTTAGTTTAACTCGTTTTCCCTTTTCGTTTGTGGTAAAATCAACTAACTCTACACCATTTTTCCAATTCATTTGAAATTTTCTCTTAACGTCAGGATCTTTTGTTTTTAATATCGTTTGAGAAAAAATATCTGCAATTAATAAATTACGATATACTGCTTTGTATTTACTTCTATAATCTGATGCAGAAAGTGCTTTTTTCATGAATTCTAAATCACCAATCATAACATCAATCTGAACATATCCAGGATCACCTAAATCATTTCCATCTTTATCTACAGCGTTTAGTTGAGTACCACTTTTATCTACAAGTGGGGTGATGAAGTGAGCCTGTTTTAATCCCTTATTAATTTTATGATCCTTAATTTTAGTTCTACCTAAAAACTTATCTAACTCTCCCCAAAATTCAGTTGCTTCACCGTTAAACTTCATAATTTTAGCCATGACTGATACATCTACTGCAATATCAATATCCCCTAAAAATGGTTTTTTATAGTTTCCTATGATTGTGTATTTTAATTTTTTTAGACCAGCATCTACGAGAGATTTTTTGATTGTAGCATCCAGATGTTCACTTGGGACTACTGAATTTACATCACTAAAAACATTACCACCTTCAAGTAATAAACGTTTAAAATGTCTCTTTATTTCTTCTCGTATTAATTTTCTTACACTATTTTCCGTTATCATCAATTCTCTCCCTAATCTACATTACGGTCTAAATACATTTGAGATACAACTTCTGGAGTATTTTTCTTTAATAAGTTTTTCATATTCTTAATTCTATTAATTGTCAATATTATACTTTTTCGTGTATCTTCACGTTTCTTTGGAATGGTTACTAATTCATCACCATCACTTTTAAATTCAGCGGCTATTGATTTAACACTTGCTTCAAGTTTAACCAAATAACCTTCAAGTCCAGTTGGGTCTACCTTAATGCGTTTAACCAACTCTTTTTCTGCGTTCTGTAAATCATTCATGTATTTCCAATTGCGTTCTTTACGAGCAGTAAACTGATTTTTATCTACTATCTTGACCACATTTCCATCAGGAACATATAATACAAGTCCTTCATCTTCTTCACCAAATGCACGTTGAAAATCTACTTTCAATACTTTACCTTTCATCTTTTTACCAATCAAATTTGCTATTCTCTGTATTTGATATTTGATTTTTTTATGGTGTGGTTTTCTTGCTGGGGTATTTAATAAATTTCCATATTTTTCAATCATCTTACTTAACAAAATTTCATAACTTTCTTCAAAATGAACTTGTTTTAAATTTACTTTTGGATTTGAAAAGAATTTAATGGTAGTTTTCTTATTTGCTTCTTTAGCAAATACATCGTGAAATGCTATTGGAGTTTCTACACCATCAACTATTATTTTAAATAATACTACTATACCATCACCAATTTTTTCTGGATCATATAATACTATATTGTAATCCCATGATGGTATTGCCTCACATTCAATAGATATGTTTTTAGTATTACCTTCAATGCCAAATTTCTTTGCATATTTATCTACTATTTTCTTATATGGAATTTTCTTTAATAATTTATGATACTTTACGAAATCTTCATAAAAATATAATGAAGGATAATCTTTTTCGTGTTTAACAGTTTTAGTTTTTGATCCTGAATAAAACCCTCCACCCCTTATTCCAAATTGGAAAAAGTGACCATCTACCTTTTCATTAACTTCAAATTTTGTATTGTCGGCATTCCACAGTTTTAAGAAGTTTAATAAATCCTTTGGTTTCATATCCTCTATATGTTTAATACCTTCTGTTAAAACTCCCTCTGTGATACCAAATTTCGTCTTAAAGATACCATATACGGACTTATTAACTTTACCGTATAGAGTTTTAAATGCATCCTTTGGATTATCACCTTTGAATGCATTTCTAACAACAGTTCCACTAATAGTTTTTCCATCAATTTTCATTTGAAGTTGTGGGACAGTAATTACATATCCTTTTGTTTCAAAACTTTCCATATCTTTACCTGTATATGGGTTATAATACTTTCCACTTAATCTACCAGCATCCTTTTCACCGAGACCAACTACCAACGCAGTAGTTTTCTCATCAAACTTAGACTTTATCTCTACAGTATTATATGGATTTTTAACTTGAATGATGTTAGATTTTGGAACTTTAAACATTTTAGATATTATAGCTTCTTTTTCCTTAAAATCAAATGGTGATTTACCATCAGTTTTATTTGAAGTTCCTATAAATACATTTTTCTTACCGAATTTTTTAACTAAGAATTCGTATGCGTGATGATGTCCTTTATGATATGGTTGGAATCTACCGGAGTATACTGCTATGGTTTTTTTTATTTCACCAGTATCTTCCAATAATTCTTGTATTAACTGTGTTGCTAATTTACTCATCTTCGTCCACCTTTATCAAAGTCCTTTGAAAACTTCTGTAATTTACCAAATGCTCTAAACTTTTTCATTTTCTCTTGTTTACTCCATTTCATTTTATCAAATACTTTCATTCTCTCCGTTAGTGGAAGTAGTGATGACAATTTAATCATATTTTACCAACTGTGACTTCATTTTTATATGTGGATATTTCCGTTTTAATTTCTTTACTGCATTTACATTTTTATTGGAATCATCGAAAAATGCTATATCATCGTATCCTTTTTTGATTTGGCCTTCTACCCAATCCGCTTTCTTTTGTGGATTTGCATCTGCAAGTGCTACTACAAATACATCTCCGTGGCCACTATCCTTAAAAAATTGTCTGACTGGTTTATATTTTGATCTGGCTGTAAGTATAGTTAGACGACGATTTCCAACTGCACTATGTATTCTCTTAAATACCTTAAACATACTTTTTATTTTTTTAGGGTCTATTACTTTATCAAATTCTGAAAAATCTATTTCATCACCTGGTTCTGGTTTATATACTGCGTATAGTCCTGGTGTCATTGTTATTTTCTTTCCATTACGCATTAAATAAACTTTAGAATTAGATTTTACTAGTGTATCATCAAAATCAAATACTCGGAGTTTTTTTTCTATTAATAAATCTTTAAGTTTTATCACTACCTAATTCCATCACATAATATAGTATTACAAACACCACCGCACTCAATAATAAAAAATCAAATTTTGCTACTATGAAATCACTAAACATTACTTATCTAGCTTCCAACGTTTATCTGCTATTTTCTTCATACTTTTAAGAATAGTTTCTAATGCAACTACACTCTGATAATTATGTTTCCAATTTGGTTTAACAAAATCTTTATTTGTCCTGTTGGCCGTATTAAATATTTTATTAGCATGACCAAGAACTGTTTTAGCATATATTCTAAATTTTTTAGTTAGTTCTTCCCTTCCACTTTCACTAATAATCTCTCTAATCTTTTTTCGTAATACTCGTTCTTGTAATTCATCTTTTGCCATCATCATCTCCCGTTTAGATATTTTAACTTTTTGTTTTCCGATTTCTCTCGGTTTGTCTATGTGAAATTGTGCTATTATTTTATATCCCAAGTTTTAATAGATTTTAAAACATAAGTAAGCGTTCCAACCTCATAATTAAATGCCTTTGCTAATTTATCATTTTTAAGATGTAAAATCATTGAGTATTTCTTAAATGTTTCTATTGAAGATTTAAGTGTTTTTACTATAGCCATTTTATTTCCAGCACCTGCATATTCATTCAAAAGTTCTTCTCTGATGAGTTCTCTTAGTTGTGTTTTAGTTATTTTCATTTTATTTCTCCATTAAAGTGTATCACTCAAATTTCATTGGTTCTTGTGCCACTTTGTCTGCAAGTGTACCTATACCAAAACTGACCTGGGATAAAAGTTCAAGCCAAGAATCCAAATTTTCCTTTCCTTTTATTGAAGATTTTACCTCTTTGATAGCCTTACCCAACATCTTTTCATAAACCAGTAAATGTTTTAATAATTCCTTTTTCCTCGTTGGGTCATCCCACCCCTCATTTAACTCTTCCCGAATCATTTCTTTTAATTGTGTTTTAGTTATTTTCATTCTACTATCCTCCAAACCTACTGTTTTTCCACATCAACTTCTGCAATCTTTCATACTCACGTTGTTGTTCTGGTGATATTTTAATTGTTTTCAATGGCCCAAATATTCTTTGTTTTCTACTGTTTTGTTTATAAACATCATCCATCTTCTTTTCATCTTTATCTACTGCAATTACTTTTTTAAGGTTGCTACTTACCACTATCCAATATCCAGCCTTTCTCATTTCTTGTGCCTTGTCAATAGTAATGTCTACTTTTTCGTTTAGTAAATCTATTAGTTTAATCATTTTATACCCATCAACTCTAATTCTTTTTCCCAGAATAATCCGTATACGGCTAATGCATTGACTTTAACTAACACATTCATTGTGTTTCCAACGTGAAATACTTCTTGTTCATTTCTTTTTAATCCAACTTCTTTTCCAATCTTACCTAACCACTTATAATTACCAACAAAATTATTATCTATTTTAGTAATAATAATTGATTCTGGATAATCGGGCTTAGCATTATATTTAGCAAACTTTTGAGCTAAATCAAAATTATATGTAAATGATTGTACTGGTCGTCTTGACCTATACTTCATTTTTAAAAACAACCATTTGTCATCTCGTTTAGCTATTTTTAGTTTTTTTAAATCTTTTTTAGATATAGCCGTTCCTCTATACACTTCACCACTAATCGGGTTTAATTCTTTTGAGTATTTAGATTTTTTTGAATACAAAGATTTAATAGTAGAATCTATTTTAGTAGTTCTTTCACCGCCAGCTTTCATATACTTTTTTAACATTTCTATTTCAGTATCTAAGTTTTCTGTCAATAAATATTTTAGTTTGATCATAATTTATCTCCTAATAATAAAAAGCTATGTTTAGTTTCAGTTCTTACAATATGTACGTACTTTTGCCAATTGCCGTTTTGTAATGATATCCGCATCTAATAATAGGTGCCCTAATTTTGCATCACCATTCACTTTACTTCTCCTTATTTACCCCTTTAATAATTCGTGATATAATTTGTCAAGCATAATTTTGGTAAAAGCGTCATATTCACTTAATGCACTTTTAATCAATTTATTTGAAGCACTCGAATATTCTTTTGATTTGGATTTAGCGAACTTTTTTAATTCCTTACCAAAATCTTCAGCTTTATTTCCAATAGCCAAATACTCATCGTCATCATGTGGATGATAATAATCATTCTCATTCAAGAGCTCTTCCCGAATCATTTCTTTTAATTGTGTTTTAGTTATTTTCACTTCATTTCTCCAATGAATTTACAATGTTCATAATGCCCTTATTTCGTTTTTGGGCTCCATTATGTGTGGATAATCCCTTTTTACCTGCAAAATTCTTTTCCAATGACTTGACTATTTTTGGGTATGCTATTCCACCACCACTTTCGGCCCATTTTCTACTTCCCCTTTCTATTAATTTAGAGGCTTTATTTAATTTCATCGTCATTATCTTGGAAGTCTTTTCATGCCAAAATTTAACTTCATTATCTTCAATTTGTAATATGACTATTTTACTAATACCATTTAACTCAATCCAATATACAGTTAAGGGGGCAATATACATTGATTCATTTAATGTATTTTCTTTAACTAAAATTTTTGATATATACGTTGAAATTCTGAATTTAGTTCCGGCTACAGGGACCAAACCCTTATCTTTAACTTTCTGTGTAATATCATATTTACCATTTCCCAATTCTTTAATGAACCAATCACTTTTACCGACTCTACCTTTCCATATTTGTTTTTCTATCATATGTTTAATGGCTCGCTTGTCGGTAGCGGTAAGGTGTCCGTCTAATACTTTTATCTTTATTTCATTGAGTAGGTCTTTGAGTTTAATCATAATTTATTCCTATTAAAAGTAGGCGTCACCACCTCTATCTGAAATCCATTTGTTGATGTCTTTGGGTTCATTTGTTATTTCTATTTTATTGCCAAACATCTTTTTAGCTTTTTCTATTTCTTTTCTTTTTTGTTTACCTTCAGTTGAATTATAGTCATCTTCAAATACTTCGTCGTCATAGTAATACATATCTTCTATATACCCCAATACATCCACTACCATAATTTTGTCAACCACTAATTCGTTCCACCACCAATCACCTGTAAATGGGTGTGGTTCTCCGAAATGTTTATTTAATTGTTTTTGATGTGTCTTTATTACTTTGACAACACCCTTCTCATATAAATTGAATACTTTTTTCACTCCCCTTTTATCTAACGTATTTCCATCTTTATCTTCTAAGTGACTAAACAGGCCGTGTACATTTCTTTTATATTTTAACTTTAACTTGCGTATAATGTCATCAAAAATAAAAGTCATCTTTCCTTTTATTTTATCACCTATTTTACTATCTGATGCTTTATTTAATAAATAAGTCAATGACGATGAAAATTGTGGTTCAGTTGATACCCACCTCATTCCAGTTTCATCTGGTCGAGACATTATATCATCGGAAGAAGCTATTTTCAATTTACCTATCATATGGACAAGAAACCCACCATCGGTTCTAATTCCACTTAGATTTCCTATATTACTTTGAGAAGTTGTAGTAAATGTTGAAAGTGCCTTTGATGTACCTTGAAGTTTTTTTAGATTTACCAATCCTTTAAAATCCGTTACATGAAATGTTGGAATATCTACATCACCTACAATTACATCTACCACTTTTTTTGATAATGGAATCATAGTAGAATCCATCATATTTAGTTGAGAGTCTTCCCAAGATATTACTTCATATAATAAATCTTTTAATTTAATCATAATTTATCTCGGTGGGTTATAATCCCACGGTCCCCAATGTTCGTGTTTTAACATATTTATCATTGTTTCTTCAACTGAATATTTGTGAATCTTTTTACCATTCGCTGGTATTCCACCTAACTCATAGTATTTCTTTTTATTAAGTATTATTTTTCTATTATTACTGAAATCTAATACCATCCCACCTTTCTCAATCCAACAATGACCGAATGGTTTGCCATTAGTGGATAGTATCGCAAGACCATGACACAATACTAAATCTTTATCGTGTCCTTTACTAACAAATCTACCGTTAGCTTCGTAGCAATCACCTTTACCTGCCACTATCTCTTCTTCAACATTTTTTGTTTTTCAATCCACTTTTTAGCTTGTCTATTCTTAATAGGTGCCTTTATAAATTTACCAATACCTTTACCGACCAACATATTAAATTTACTTGTTGCTTGTTTTGTACTTAAATGTTTATTATTGTCAACTAATAGGAAATTGGCATTTCCAAATAACCCCTGGAAATAAGCCATATTCTTTTGAACTGAATGCCAATATTTTTCAACAACATGAGCTGGTAATCTTCGTGGTCTTTCTTCATTTCGCTGTTGTGCAATTTCCAATGAAGTATTTACAAATACCATGAATGTATCATATCCCAATTTCATTAAATCTTGTCGTTCATTCTTTACATCTTTAAATTTATGACCCGTACCATCAATAATAACACCCAATCTACCTTCTGTATAATTTTTTAGTCGTTGTTTACTTAATGCTTTTGTACGAGTTCTCATACCACTGTAATCATCGTATTCTGGGTCAGTAAGTTGTTTGAATAACTCTTCTGGCATATTGTCAATGTCGACAGTTCCAAAATATTTTTTCATAAATTTTTCTAATTCAGTATCTTGATTAACCATTTTTAATCCGGTATAGGATACGCTAACTTTTTTGGGTATTCCGAATAATTGAGATGCAACGTAGGTTTTGCCTGAATTGTGGACATTAACTTCTGATTTTCCCACATAATAATTATGATTATTATTTATTCGTAAATCATATACATATTTTTTATCATATTTTATTAGCTTAATTGATTTAATTTTCACCATATTCTCCGTGATTTTTAATAAATCTAATATTTTGTTTTTCTGACCAAAATATTTCTTTATTTTTTAATAGTGATTTTATATTTACCATTGATATATGACAATAATCACCATCCCATTTTTTACGTGAATTAACATAGCTACAGTAACGTCTATTATTAAATTTAAAATTACACCTATCACATTTATATGATATACTTTGACCTGTATGTGGGTTTCCTGTTTTAGTATAAATTAAATCAGTTGCTAATAACATAATACGTCATCACCATCTTTCAAATCCTTTGCCATAATCCAGTTACCATTCGATAGTCTTATTTCATGATCTAATGTACAAACAACAGTTTCACCAGTTTCCAATTCTATATTTACCATTTCAGTATCAGCATCGTACTTAAAAAGTTCAACTACTTCTGAAATTTCTGATTTACCTTTTGTGTTCAATGTCCAAACTCTTTCACCTTTAATTACTTCAGATATTTTAGTATATCCAGTTTCAGTTTTTATTAATGTATTTTCATCGAAGCAACCTGGACCACCGGCAAGGAATACCGCTTTGAATATGCCTGGATCATTTACTCCCTCGTTTAATTGTATAAGATCTTTTAATTTAATCATTGTCCTTGTCCTTATTCATAAAAAATATATTATCCATCAACTATAAATATAAGAGAATGGAAAAGTTAGATATTATTTAGAATACTTTGACATCGTATTTTTTAGAAAACTGGAAGCCGTCCTGTTTAGTATTTACTATTGGATGCCCTTTTATGTTTAGACTTGTGTTTAAAACCATAGGACAACCTGTTTTCTCATAAAACTCTTTAATAAGTTTATAATAACCTGGATTATCTTCTTTACTGACTGTTTGAACTCTGGAAGTATTATCCACGTGACATATTGCCGGATACTTATCTGGCCACTTACACTTTGCAGTGAATTGCATAAATTGGGATTTACGAACTGGCATATCAAAAATTTCATGAGCATGTTCTTCCAATACTGATGGGGCGAATGGTCTAAATTTTTGTCGATGCTTTATAACATTTACTTTATCTTTTATATCATCACCTCTTGGGTCTGCTAATAAACTTCTATTTCCAAGTGCTCGTGGACCAAACTCAGCTCGTCCATTTGCCACCCCTACTATGTTTCCTTTAAGTAGTTCATTTAATACTTTTTTAACTGGATATTTTCCATCTATGTTATGTCCTGTGAATGGAGTCTCCCAATTTATATGTTTTCCATAAACATATGCCGCAGAACCGAGTGATGAACCAGCATCACCAGGATTTGGTAATATCCATAAGTCAGGATAGTAATCACGGGCTATAATAGAGTTAGCTACACAATTCAGTGCAACTCCCCCCATATAAACACAATTATTAGTTTCAGGAACAAGTTTTTGAGTGAGACTGAATACCTTACGGATTTCTTCTTCGCATATCCATTGGACATTTGCTGCTATATTAAACTTCCAATCATCACTATCATCATCTGGGTAGTATTCTGGATTCCAATCTAAACAACCTCTATGTAAATTGTTCTTTAAATCAATCGGTTTATCGGAGTCATTAAAGAAATCTTCACGAATACTATTCTTTAGTTTGTGGTCTTGTGTTCCCCAACCTGCCATTCCCATTAAGATGTATTCATCTTCTTGTGGTTTTAATCCAAGTCGTTGTGTCATTGCACTATACCAAAGACCAAGTGAGTTTGGATATTTTAGTGTATATCGCTTCTCAAAATGACTTCCCCACGCATACCAAATACTACACGTCTCAAACTCACCTATTGCATCTATAACTACGATAGCTGATTCTTCATATGGACTTGTAAAGTAACCTGCTGCAGCATGGGATTGATGATGTTGAACATATTCTATTTTTGAATTACCAACATAATCTCGTAGATAATAAGAAGGTAAATTTTTACGAGATAAAACCTCTCCATATTGACCTGCTCTTAGTTGTCTTAACTTTTTTAAGTATGGTCTTTCAAAATATACTACCTTGTCTGGTTTACCA